GTCACGGATTTGGCGAGGTTCGCCTAGCCCGCTTTGGTGCACGAGTTCCATAATGCGGAATGAACCGGACACGCCGACGAGGGTGTGGTGCTCTGCCGACTTCCAAACCTTGTGGTTGGTCGCTGTGATCGCAGAACCGTCGTCAAAGGCTCCGCTGTCGCCGCCGATGACTGCATTTTCACCATCAGTCCAGCCGCAGATTACCGTCAAGACTTCTCAGCCTTACGCTTTGCAACAGATTTCGCAGTAGCAGCACTGCGACACTTGCGACAATCACGCCTTCCATCTGGCGTGAGATACAAGTTGTCGCCAGAATAAGGGTGGTCTTTAGGGCAGTGGGTTTTGGAAATGTTGCGAGCGACAAATGTGTCGCCTCTTGATAGATTTTCCAACGCCGTCACTGGTTCTAGGTGTGTCGGATTGACGCACCCACGATTGCGACAGAGATGGTCTAGTTGCAGTCCGGTTGGGATTTCACCAACAAATAAGTTGTATGAATGCCGGTGAGCCAACGTGGTCTTGTTGCCAACGGATAGCATGCCATAACCCCCCGCCCAATACGAGCCTTTCCAAACCCAACAGCCATTTTCCGTTTTTTCCACCTTTGACAAGAAGTTGACTTGCGGATTTCCTCTGATGAATGTGCGCTGAATACTTCCTTTTTGCAATGCTTTTCTGTAGTGGCGCAGACATAGGCAACGCCGGTAAGCCGAAGCATCGCAACCTTCATTAGAGCAAACCGTCATAAGTCAAGCCTACTTCCGTTTGCTGTGAAAGGCTGCGAGGCCGAGGATCGTGTTGATAAGGGCGCAAATCGTGGTAAGGGTCATGCCCTTACTGTGTCCGTCGAGTTCGACGGTGCACTCAATCCTGTTCGGCTGTGTGCTTCCCGCCAGCGACGAACGCTTGCCCGTAACTTCCCCACTTTGGGGTTGTCCAGCCGCAGGTGCAGGACGGTTGGAACAACTCACGGTTCATCATTTGGCTCTTAGTGGCCTCGATGGTGATTGCGTGATTTCCAACCGGAGTTGGGGTGGCCTTCCTACGCCCAGCCATCACTTCGACGACGACTCATACTTCACACGGCGCACACGGACAAAGTGGTGGTGACCAACGCTGTCCTGCACTTCCCAGTGGTCGTAGCAGCGACCGCACTGCCAGATCGTCCCGATGGGGTAGGTTTCAGCATCGGGGTTGTCGCAGTTGTGCGGAATGTAGAGCAGGCGACCGTTTTCGAGGAATGACTCAGAGTGTTCGTCGTGCATGGGGAGATGCTACACCTTTTGGTGGAGCGGGGTCAAGATTTAGTATTCGCCCTCAGGGTCAATGCTGCGGTCGTATTTTTCAACATCGTAGTCGTCGCCCGACAAGACAGCGTGGGCGTGCAACGCATCGCTAGCGGCTTCCTTGATCTGGTCACGAAGCCCTTGCATTTCTTCCGGCGTAGGTGTTTGCCCTGCCTCTGCCTTGTCGGCTAGTGCTTTAGCAGTTTCAGCAACCTTGTCGTGCGACTCCCCGCCCTTGTTGGCCTCGTCGCAGTAAACGTCATCAACATCCCACGGCTTGTCGCTGTTGGGGAGAACAAGTTCATACATCACTCCAACTTTTTGAGCGATGGCATCGTGGAGTTCCGCCACGGCACGCAAATCTTCGGCAACCGGTCGGATTTCGCCAGAATGTTTGTCTGACCAAATCGCAGATCGAGCACCTTCACCAGCACTGTTTTCGTGCGTCCGCATGGGTGAAGGTCGATCCTCTAGCGATTGCGCCTCCGCCTGCCACTGCGCCGCCCCCTCGGGGTGACGGCCACTGCCCGGACCACCCTTCAGGATCGAACCAGCGGCCTTGCCGATGGGGTCAAGGTTGTCGATATGAAAGGGGTTGGTCGTCATGAGAACAGGATACCTTATGGTTGTGACGGCGTAAGTGCTTTATTGTGAGCGTCAAACAACTGCTGCGGCGTAATCGTGTAAATGTCGCCACAGTCCAAATAGAACCCACCAAAGCGCAACGCCTCGCCGCCGAGAGCGGAGCAAATCCACGATCCGGATCGGCGGAACGCCACGAACCACTCAGGGGTCAGCACGTCAATCGCAATGCAAGCGATGGTGAGCAAGCCGTAGGGGTCGCCAAGTTGCTTATTGGCGAAGATGGCAACATTCGTGCCATTGCAGCCTTCCGGCGGCGGAAGCACCGTGACGATTTGGGCGTAGTTCGAGATTTCACTGAAGCGGGACAAGATGATGCCCTTCTTCGGCGTGGCTTGGACGACCCAGATGGTTTCATAGGTGTCGCCCTCTCGAACAACCGTGAACACATGGTTGTAGGTGGCGTGGTGGAACTTGATGCGCTCGCCAATGCGGATCAGGCGGCCAACCTGCCCGTCGGTCTTGGCGTAGCCGGTGTCGCCAATGCGGATTTCACTGGGCTTCAGGTTGATTTCGCACGGAACGTGGGGAGAGGACATGCTTACAGGCTACAACCAACTTTTGGAAATGGCGAAAGCCCCACCCGAAGGTGAGGCTCATCGCTTCACTGCTCTCACTACCCAGCCCCGAAGGTTTAGTCTGCCTGCTTAGTTCTCCCCGATGTTGCTGGTTCGCCCCGTATGGCAGCACCGAATAATGTCACCGCAGTTCTCGGTTCGGTTTTCAAAGAACATCGTAAGTCGTGCTGCCCTTACCTAAACCATCATACAGCATGGGTGCGACAAGTCAAGTGCTATTCAGAGATTTTTTTGTGGTCAGAGTTTGATGCCGTATTGCTTGGCGAGCGCAGGGTTGTCCTCGATCCAGCCGTTATGGAAATCGCAGAGCGTAATGATGCCGTCCATGTTCAGCAGGTTCTCGTCGGTGCGACCGGCTTTGGCTCGGCTCAGGAGTTCGTGTCCGTGGATCGGACCGAAGCACTTTGGAAGCCCAGCGTTCGGCGGCGCATACTCGAAGAACCGGCACTCCCAAGTTTTCGGGTCACCGAACCGTTCGACCATTAGCCGCTTGCGCTCGGTGTTCACCTCTCGGCGGTGGTCGCTTACCGGCTTTAGCGGTGTGCGCTTCATGACCTTTGAGGCTTTGACGGCACTCTCTCGCTGCGTTGCTTGCCAACGATTTGCTTGACTGCGCTTCTTGTCTCCGTCGCAGGCTCTACAGGCGGGTGAGTAAACTCCCGGCTTGTCTCTGCGCTCCGTGAAGTCGCTCAGTGGCTTCCACTCGTTGCACTTGCGGCAACGCTTCTCTCCGTCGCTCACTTTTTTGGGCGCAGGTAGGTTGTGCGTAAGGTGACCAGCGCAGGATCAACGCTCCGTGAGCGGTAGATGTTGTTGCCGCCAAAGATACGCAACCGTCCATTTTTTTCGACGGCACTGAAGAAGAACTTGCCTTTGGTTTCACCCTCGATCCAAACAGGGTGGTCTGCGGGAACTTGTGTCCAGTCAGTCATTATGTCCTTTGAAAGGTGATCGTCGGGGCGAAAGGGAGACGGCGAAGTGACCATCCCGCCCCGACTATTCCTACCCTGTCGGGTAGGCGTTCTGGTGAGTATCCGTGTCGCTAAGTGGCTTAGTGGAACACATTTACGACACACGCCGACGGTGCGGAACCGTTGTAGGTGGCGTGGATCAGGATACTTTGCGGCAGGCTACGACCCTGTGGGTCAGTTCGCAAGATGACTTGCTCAGTCTGGCGGATGTTCGTGGTGAAGTTACATGTGTAGCCGTTGGAGTAGCGATACCAAGTCGTGACCTTTGGAAGGTTGCACGAACGGATGCCATCGTTCACCACCGTCACGCTGCCCTTTGGGGCGTGAGTGCCACTGCTCGCTGTTGCTGCACCGCTACCGACGGCAACCGTGCCGAGGATAGCGATGCTAGCGATCAGGGTTGCGATTTTCCGCATCAAGCGAGCGAACTGTTGTCGGTGGTGATTTGGTTCGCCACCGTCGCTTCGTCAGCCTTGAAGGTCGTGCAGTCGTTCCCGAAGGTATTGAAGTCGGAACTGCTGTTGCTGCTCAAGGCAGTTTCACCATCGGCGGCAACCGTCTGCAAGTCATCGGAGAGGGCCTGAATGTCGGCGTTCAGCGTGGGGTCAGGCGAGTTCTCGTACTGAGCAATCTGCGCTGCATCCTGTCCGAGCGACGAGAAACCGTTGGAAGCGGTCAGTTGGTCGTTGTTGCCGAGGGCGGTTGAGGTGCTGTTCCAGTCGGCCTGCACTTGGCTCCACACCGGGGAGAAGCCAGCCTTCCACGACGAGTAGGACTGCGTGTTGCTGGTCGCTCCACTGTTGGAGTTAGAACTGCTGCTCCCACCGTTGTTGGACTTTCCACCACCGGCAATCGCTCCAATGATGGCAAGGGCGACAATGACCGCAGCGATGATACCCACGATTTTGAGAGTGTGGTTCTGCTTTGGTGTAGGAGGCGTTGAGGTGTAGGTGAACGCTTCGTTGGTCGGTTGATTTGGTGATGGGTTCTGGTCAGTCATGGGTGTCCCCCTGTTCGTCGGAATGTTGCGAGATGGAACTATATACGGGTTCAGTGGTGTGGTCAAGTGAGACTTGCTTCAGCACATTAGCAAGTTCGACACGGTGCTCGCCAGCGGACAGCGCAGGGCTGATGACGACTTGGCGATTTTCCCTCGCACGGTAGTTCTCATACACACGAAAGAAGTGCGCCCTCGTGAGTTCGATGTTGTCGCTCACGCAGATTTCTCGCCAGCCCATCGCTTCGACGGCACGGTCGATGACCGGATCGCTCCACGGTGGCTTGCCGCCACGCCAGCCATAGACACGCACGATGCGGGTCACCTCAGCCCACGCTTGCTCCGCCGAGGGGGCGAGCGCTCCGGTCATTTCGGCACTCATGGAGCGCAGGTCGGCAACCGTCGGCGGCCACTTTTCGCTCAGCACACACGCTTGGGTGGCGGATTTCAGCACATCGGGATCAAGGT